ATCGTCGATCCATCCCCGCCGATTCACGGCCGTGCGCTGGTCGATATCCATCGCCTTGGCCTCTCCTGCGGCCAATACGGAACCGTGCCGGCAGAAGAAGTCGCCGCCCTCGTGGCCGCCGGAGAATTCGACCCCAGCGCCTGATCCGTCACCACCCGAAGCAAACCAATGCTCCAGAAGCTCCAACTCGAAATCCGCCGCGGCGCGAGTGAAGACATCCCGATCCGGATCGAATCCGATCGGCTCGTCTATGTGGCCATCACCGGCATTGCCAACAGCTCGCCGATCCGCATCACCGCCCCGGCCCACGGCTGCCCGGACGGATGGCGCGCCATGGTCCAGGCCGCCGTCGGCATGGCCGAGATCAACACCCCATGGGACGGCGTCACCGACGATGCCTTCCGCACCGCCACCTTCGTCGACATCAACAACGTCGAATTCAACGGCGTCAACGCCGCCACATTCGGCACCTGGACCAGCGGCGGACAGCTCGTCTATCGCGAGCCACTCGACCTCTCGCCGTTCGTCGAAGCGCGCATGGACGTCAAGGCCAGCGTCTCAGGCCCGGTGCTTGCCACCTATCGGCACACCGACGGCAACCTGCTGATCGACACTGCCGCGCACGCCCTGCGCCTCAAGCCATCCGTCTCCGAGACCCTGGACCTGAGCGCCGGCAAGCGGTTCTTCGACATCGAGCTGGTGCGCGCCGATGGCAGCGTCCTGGCCGTCTGCTCGGCGAAATCGACGCTGACCGTATTGCCAAAAATCACCACGTCAACCTGATCACCGAGGTACCGTATGGAAACCGCAAACCCGCAATTCGATGTATCCGCCGCGCTGATCAGGTGCGCCGATGCAGCCCACGCCAGCGCCGCTCCCGGCTTTTCCTTCGACGTCGTGTGTGTCGATCAGCACGGCGTCGAAAAGTGGCGAGACACCTTCCACAACCTCGTCACCACCGAGGGCAAGAACAAGCTTCTCTCGACCGGATTCGATGCCGACACGCAAATTACCACCTGGTACCTCGGCCTCAAGCTCACCGGCACGCCGGTCATTGCCGACACGCTCGCCAGTCACGCCTCGTGGTCCGAATTCACGTCCTACACCGGCAACCGCCAGGCGATCGTTTTTGGCACAGCCTCGGCCGCGAGCCTGGCCGGCGCCGAGCTGACCTTCGCCATCACCGGCAGCGGCACCGTACTCGGCGCCTTCGTCTGCTCGGTCGCCACCGGCACCTCCGGCACGCTGTACAGCGCCGGAGACTTCTCCGGCGGCAGCAAAGTCGTCGCCGCATCCGACTCGCTGAAAGTGACGCCAACGCTTTCGTTCAGCTAAGCGCCTACGGGCGGATTACCACAAGGACTCTAGACATGCCTCTTACCAACGGCCAATTCAATATCCTCAAGGCGGCAATCATCGCCGATCCGGTTGCCGGACCGCTGCGCGCTGCCGGCGATGCTTACAGCCTGCTGGCGTGGTGCAACGCCCCATCCGCCGTATCGGCGTGGCGCCCCGCAGTGACGGCAGATGAAATCTACGCCGCGCACAAGATAAACGACTACATCGCGCGCAGTGGCACGGATGCTACAGCTGAGCGCATGGCTTTCGACTCGATGACGCGCGTGGGGCGCATTCACAACTTCACTCTCGCGTCGGTTCGCGCTGGCGTGGCCAATATCTTCAGTTCGACCGGCGGCGCGGCCAATTCGTCACGCACGGCGATCTTCGCCGCGGCACAGGAATTCGCCACCAATGCGCAGGCGGCCATTGGCGGTACTCAGCAGTCAGTCGGCAATACATCACAGATGGGCGAGACGGTAACGGCTCTCAAGCGCAGCTTCGGCGACTTGGTTAGCGATTCCGAAGTCAATCGGCTGATCGTCTAACATGGCCGGCGATATTCGCTCGAAAGAGCGTTCGATTGTCACCCTGACGACGACGGGGAGCAGCATTACAAACGGCTCTGCCGGAGTGGCCAACGCGACCGCCGACTTTGATGCGCGGTCGTCTGGCAATTTCCCGGATGATCTGGTCGCGCAGTTCGAACTGGTTTGCCAGTGGGCGACGATTACCGGCATTGCAGCAGGTACGCAAGTCGCAGAGCTGTATTTGCTGCCTATTCCGGATGGCACCAACGCGCCGGATATCGACACGACATCAGGGTCAAGCCGCCTGCCGTGGGCGTCGCTGGCCGCCGTATTCGAGGCTACCAAGGCGCCGTCCTCAAACACCAATATGCGTTTTGTGTCCGCGCCGGTCAGTTTCAATCCGCTACTCTTGCGCCCGTATGTCCTTAATCGCTCTGGGCAAACCATGTCTGCTAACTGGTCGCTGAAAGCAGTCGGTGTGCAAGGCCAATACACCTAGTCCGCTGTGCTTAACTCTCTCGTATTCCGGCCTACCAGGCGACTGTATCAGCCTCCAGGTCTCGTCGGAATAAACCGATCAAGCCCCTTTGCTGCGGGGCTTCTTTGGGCTTGCATTCCAGGCGACATCAGCATTTGCAGCGACCCCAAGTCGCCAACGATTTCGGGCGGTTACACGCTTGCAGTCGGGCTTGCTGGGAGGGGTGCAAAGGGTCCGGCAACGCAGGTTGCCGGGAAGGTTTCATACGCCGCATCGATCAACATCGCGGCGTCTCAAGATTACGCCTTCGCGACCTTCGCAATCCCGTCGACTGACACGACCACTGGCACGTCCGGGATAATCGAACTTGTCGGTTCTAACACGAATTTTCTGGCGGCCGCATCGAATGGCGCCAGGGCGCAGGTCGACAACAACATTACCGCGCTGAATACGTGGACCAGGACAGAACCAAACCTGTTCTTGGCTTCACGGAAAGGCGGGACAGCCTATTGTTACACGCCGGCTGGCGTGATAACCGCAGCAACAGGCACCAGGTCACAAGTAATCACAGAGGTTTCTGTCGGGCGTGCGTCTGGCAATAACCTATCCAACCCGCACCATTTTCTTGTGCTGGTCTGGGGCCGTCACATTTCAGTTCTTGAGTACGCGGCGCTGGCAGCTAACCCGTTGCAGGTGTTGACGTTTGGGAATGGAGTTCTGCCCATCGGGTTGCCGTCAGGCGGCACTATTCACACCGCCTCCTATTCCGACTCGGCTACCGCAACCGATGCGGTAACCGCCGTCTTTGTCGCCGCCGCCGCCATTGGCGAAACCGCCACCGCGGGAGACGCATTCACCGCCGCCCTGGTCACGTCTGCGGCGTATTCGGATGCCGCTGCGCCCGCAGATGACTATGCCGCCACCCTGGTAGCCGCCGGGCAAAGCGATTACTCGGATACCGCCACCCCGCTCGATTCAATATTGGCGGCACTGGTCACCTCGGCCTCCTGGGCCGATGCCGCCGTCCCGGTCGATGCGATCGCCGCCGCCCTGGTGGCGCAACGCGACTACGCGGAGTCCGCCGCTCCGGCTGACGCCTACGACGCCGTAGTGATTAGCGGCAGCACCAACGCCTACAGCGATCAGGCCGCCCCGCTCGACGCTTACGCCGCCGTCCTGATCGCCCGTGCAGCCTATGCGGAAACCTGCTCGGCGCAGGATTCATACGCCGCGCTCCTGCCCGGAGAAGCCGATACCGCCCTTCGCCGATCGGTCCACGTCCGCCTGTCCGACCAGGCGCCAGTCGTCCGGATGCAAAGCCAGTCGCCCGTTGCAAAACTCTAGCGCCCTCCCGTTTGCGAGCCGCCACAAATGCCGCTGATCACCATCATCAAGCCAGACTCCGAGCCGGTCACCGTCGACGACGTCAAGGCCGCCGCGCGCATCGATGCCGCCAGCTTTGACGACCAGCTGGCCGACCTCCTCATTCCGGCCATCCGCGGCGAGGTAGAGCACCGGCTCGGGCGGCGCCTGATCACGCAGACCGTCGAAGTCGTTTGCGCTTCCTTCCCGTCGCAGTCCGGTGGGTATGGGGCCATCGACCTGCAGATCCCTGACGTCCAGAGCATCGTCAGCATCAAGTACCTCGACCCGGACAGCGTCGAGCAGACCGTCCCGGACACCGATTACAGCCTCGACAGCGACAGCAAGCCAAGCCAGGCCCTGCTCGCCGCCGGCAAAGCCTGGCCGGCCACCGCCGCCGGCGTCCCCAACGCCGTCCGGGTGCGCTGCATCGCGGGCTACGGCGACTCGCCGACCGACGTTCCGGGCTGCGTCCGGCTATGGATCATCGCTCATGTCATCCAGGCCCTCGAAACCCCAAGTGGACTGAGCGCCCACACCGTGCAGCCGCTCGCCAACATCGACCGCCTGCTCGATGCCGAAATGATCGTCCGGGCCGCCTGATGCAATCGTCCGCATTCAACGCCGGCCGCGCCGATCACCGCATCCAGATCCAGCGCAAGAGCATCACCCGTGCCCCGTCCGGAGAAGAAATCGTCAGCTGGGTCAGCCTCATCACCGACACGCCGGACGGCAAAGTATGGGCCGAAGTCTGGCCACTCAAGGGACGCGAGTTCTTTGCCGCGCAGCAGACCCAATACGCCGCCGATGTCCGCTTCCGCATCCGCTACCGGGACGGAATCAAGCCCGAGCATCGCATCATCTGGGACGGCGCGCCATACGACATCGTCTCGATCGCCGACGTGGGAGCAGAGCGGCACACGCTCGAGATTCTCACCGTCAATGGAGTGCGCAATGGGCTCTGAATCGGGCGCCATCACCGTCAAGATAACCGGCATTGACGACCTCAAGCGCGCCCTCGCCGAGATCACCCCGCAGCTGCGCAAGAAGGTATTGCTGGGCGCCCTGCGCAAAGCGGCCCGGGTCGTCAGCGGCGCCGCCAAGGCCGCCGCCCCGGTCCTCTCCGTGGCGCACCCCTATCGCACCAGGGGGCTGGTCAAGCGCAAGATCAGCGTGCGTACCAGCAAGATCGCCCGCCGTGCCGGCGATGTCGGCGTCTTCGTCAACGTTCGTCCAGCACCAGGCGCCAAGTACAAGACCACCCGCAGCAGCTTCGTCGGCATCAAGACTGTCCGCCGCACGCTTGTCAAAGCCAGCCAGCGCGGCGCGCAGAGCGCTACCGACCCGTACTACTGGCGCTTCCTCGAGTTCGGCACCAAGAAAATGCGGGCTCGCCCCTTCCTGCGGCCAGCCGCCGACAAGCTTCCCGAAGCCCTGGCCGTATTCGAGCGCGAAGTCATCCCGCAAATCGAAAAGATGAATGCCCGCAAAAAATGAGCGCTGAAACCGATCTCTATGCCGTCCTGGCTTCCAGTACCGCGCTTGCCGCCCTGGTTGGCAACCGCGTTTACCCGGATGCCATACCGGAAGACCAGGCCCCGCCCGCGGTCGTCTACCAGCGCGCCAACACCAGCCCGGTGACCACCATCGGCGGTCAGACGCTTGCCGAAGAGGTGCGCTTCTCGATCACGTCCTGGGCCCGTACCAGGGCCACCGCCGACGCTGCCGGGGACGCCATCATCGCGGCGCTCGATACCGTCAGTACGCCCTATGCAGACCGTTCCGCCGGCATCGATACCGAAACCGGGCTCTTTGCCACCTCCGTCGAAGTCGATTGGTTCCACGTTTTCTGATCGATCCGCCACCAGGTCATTACCACCCGCCCGCATTGAGCGGGTTCTTTTTGGAGAACTACCATGCAGACTCCCACAGTCTGGAAAAACGTAGCCGTAGCGATGCAATCGGCATTGGCGGCCGCGAAAACCATTTCCGCCATCACCAAGGCCAGCCCTGGCGTTGCCACCTCGGCAGCGCACGGCTACAGCAACGGCGATATCGTATTCCTCACCATTTCCGGCATGTACCAGCTCAACGACAAGCCGGTCCGGGTCGCCAACGTCACCGCCAACACCTTCGAACTGGAAGGCATTGATACCACCCTGTTCGACACCTTCAGCAGCGGCACGGCGGAAAAAGTAACCCTGGGCACGTCGATCACCACGGCGACCCGTCGATCACCACGGCGACCACGGTCAGCTCGAGTGGCGGCAACTTCGACTTCATCGACTCGACGACGATTCACGCCAACTCCAAGAGCCAACTGCCCGGCCTGCCCGAAGCGACGACCTTTACCATGGATCACATCTGGGACGTC